AGTGATGTGTTGGTAATGATAGCTCCAGATGACAGATTGCGTTAAGAATGGAAAACTGGCAATCATGAAGATTTGTGCCGACCAATAAAATCAGACCGCGAAAAGTGGATTTGCTCTGTAAAAGAAAAGTCAGGTCTTTATTTTGATGATGGTAGTCTTGGTGCTATTTACGATGCTGGCCTAGCAAAGCTACCTGAAAGCTAGAAATTCGCGTGTATCCGGTTATCTGTTATTATTTAGGCATGATTAATTAGCGGCAGGATGCCTCAACGCACCTGAGACGCATAATGACAAAGAGACGATCAATGCCTCACAACCCAGATAACTGGATAACGATGATAAAGCACATGCCGCCATGGTTATCAGGTGTTTTGATGGCTGTCGTTGTCGCAATGCTTAGAGTTATTTACGACAAGCAGGAGACAGACTGGTCGAGAATGGCTCTTGAGGCAGTGATATGCGGCGCGTTAACCCTGGCTGCCGGAAGTGCAATTTCAGCAATGGGTCTATCTGATCAGTGGCACATGTTCATAGGCGGGTTGATTGGGTTCATGGGCGTTCAGACTGTGAGAAAAATCACAGTCAAAGCCGTTGAGAAAAGGATTGATAAATGAAGGCCAAAGCAAAATCAGTAGCTTTTGTTGCCTGCGTAATTGTCATAGTGTTGATGGGTATGTCTATCGCTACGGCAAGCAAGTCATTTGAAGATCGGTTGCGCGCTGAGATCAAAGATTACGTGCCTGCAGTTTCAGCTATGTGTAAAGACGGAACGTACAGTACAAGCAAGCGTGACAAGGGAGCTTGCTCTAAGCATGGAGGGGTTAGGCTGTGGATGAAATAGATTGGTCAATTTATCCTAACTTCAGCAAGTCAGAGTTTGATTGCCGTGAAACCAGCGAAAATAAGATGGTGAAATCCTTCATGGATCGCCTGCAGTCTCTGCGTAACGAGTACGGAAAGCCAATGGTTATAAGCTCTGGCTATCGTTCACCGCAGCACAGCATTGAGGCGGAAAAGGTCGTTCCAGGTTCGCACGCAAGCGGGAGGGCGTGTGATGTTGTTGTTAGCGGATCTGACGCTTATCAGCTGGTGGGATTGGCTATTAATCATGGATTTACTGGTGTCGGAGTAAGTCAGAAAGGCGATGTCCGATTTATTCATTTGGACGACCTAGAAGACATTTGGTCGCGCCCACGTCCTCACATTTGGAGTTATTGATATGAGAGCTATATGGTTAATCTTTGCGTGGTTTGTAACTATGGCAGGTCTAATGGTATTCCCTCCTTTGAGCATTATGATGCTTGTCGTGATGTTTATGTTCAGAAAGAAAAAGGCTTGATATGGCATTAACAGAGGAACAGGAACGACTGTTTGATGAGTTAACACCACTGCAAAAGCGCCTTTGTACTGAGGTTTTATCTGGACTTAATAAATCAAATCGTCAGGCTTATTACGCTGCAGGTGGCAAGGCAAAGACCGATGAAACTGCTGATGCTTGTGTTAGCGAGATCCTCAACAATCCTAAGGTTTCAGCATTTATGGATTCAGTCCGCAAGGGTGAAGTAAACGCAGCCATTATGACGCGAGAGGAGGCTTTAGAGCGGCTTTCTCTTATAGCGCGCACAAAGATAACAGATATTGCAGAGTTCGCTGAGAATCAAGCAGGAGAAGATGAAGATGGGCAGCCTGTTATAGCTTCAAGCTGGCGCATATTGAACAGCGAAGAGATGTCCGATACTGCTGCAGCTTCTATCAAATCTGTCACGTCAACAAAGATTGGCAATAAGCTTGAAATGCACGACCCGATGGCTGCTATTCAGCAGCTATCAAAAATGCAGGGCTGGGACTCTGCGCAGAAGTTTGACCACACCTCATCTGACGGATCAATGAGTCCTTCAGCGGTCGATCCATCTCTGGTTGAGTCTTTGGCGAACAAGCTGGTGGACTAATGGCCGTTAAGCCTATTGAGTGGGAAAACCTTTCCGCTAATGAGCATCTGGCATTGGCTGCAGCTGCCGAGAAAACACCTCTTCATTTTACCGCCTTGTGGTTCAACGTCACCCAAGGCGATTCCTTTCGCACCAACTGGCACCATCATTATTTCAATTGGGCGGCTAAAAAACTGCTGTCCGGTGAAGCGCGAAACATCATAATCAACATCCCGCCTGGTGGAACAAAGACAGAGTTCTGGTCTGTTCATTTGCCTGTTTACGCCATGGTGAAGTTCCCGCGCGTTCGCATTTTAAACACCTCTTACTCCAAAGACCTTGTGTCGGAAAACTCAGAGCGCAGTCGTGCATTGATAAAGTCAGCTGAGTTTCAGCAGTTCTACGGTTTTGATATTGGAAAGGATAAGGTTGATGATTGGACTGTAGAGAGGAAAGGCAAGCGACTGCATCAGCTGTACAGCAGGCCTTCAGGTGGTCAGATTACAGGCGTTCGTGGCGGATATATGGCAGAAGGCTATAGCGGCCACGTTCAGGCTGACGACTGGGACAAGATGGACGATCTGTTTAGTGATGCCAAGCGAGAGAAAGGGCATACCAGGCTGGTCAACACACTGCGAAGCCGTAGAGCGCATTCTGGTACGCCTTTTGTTTCTATTCAGCAGCGCGGTCATATTGACGACTCAACTGCCTTCTTGCTTCGTGGTGGTATTGGTTTAGAGATAGACCTGCACATCGTTATACCAGCACTGATTGATGAAGATTACATTAATAGCCTGCCCGATGATATCGCTGAAAGGTGTAGAAAGGATGTTTGCTGCTCTGAGAAGATAGGCGGCTATTGGTCATACTGGCCTGCAAAGGACGATATACATGATCTACTTGCGCTGAAACAGGCTCATGCCTACACGTTCAGCAGTCAGTATATGCAATCACCTGAAAGCCTTGATGGTGGCATCTTCCGTGCTGACGACTTCCTGTTTTATGGCTCTGTTGATGACGGAGCCGATCTACCGATACCGGATATGTTCGATTATCGGTTTATTACAGTGGACACGGCACAGAAAACAAACGAGTGGAACGACTGGACCGTATTTGCAGAGTGGGGCTTTTACGAAAACCGGATATACAGGCTAAGCTACCACCGTAAGAAGATGGAAGCTAAAGAGCTGCGCCTATCGTTTGAGTCATTCGTAAAGGCCGCATGGTCGAAAAACGCAGATCATGGAGTTCTCAGAAATGTTTACGTCGAGGATAAGTCATCAGGAACCGGTCTTATTCAAGAGCTTTCCGGGCGTCTTCCGCTGCCGGTAACAGCAGTGCAGCGCCAAAAGGACAAGCTGACCAGGGCAATGGATGTTCAAGGATTCCATGCTGATAAGCGAGTTTGCCTTCCTTATATGGATCATCAGAACCCAGATATGATTGCCGAGGTCGCAAGCTTCACGCATGACGACAGCCATAAACACGATGACCAGACTGACGTTATGATTGACGCGCTAGACGCGGCATTCATAAACAAGCCATTTGAGATGCCGAAAGTTTCATTCAAGCTGTTTTAGATGTTAGACTTTAGTCTAAATTACCGGAGTTTTGAGAATGGCAGGCGTTACGACTACACACCCTGAATATGACTTGCATTTGCCGGACTGGCAGCGCACTGAAGATGCTGCCATCGGGTCGCCTGCTCTGCGGAAGAAGCCGCACACCTACCTGCCGGAGCCTTGGGCTACTGATGAGCCTGAGCGTTATCTGGCATTCTGCCAGCGAGCGTATTACACAAACTACACTGGCCGGACTGAATCGGTTCTGCAGGGTATGGTGTTCCGCAAGCCTGCTAATTACGAAGTGCCTGACTCTATGCTTCCGCTGCTGGAAGACTTTGACGGCTCTGGTGATAGTATCGACCAGGTGGCAAAGAAAGCTGTTGAGCAACGGATGCGAAAAAGCCGGTTTGTGTTTCTGGCTGACTATCCTTCTGCCACTCCCGGACTGTCACGCCAGCAAGAAAGAGAGCTGGGTCTTCGCCCGGTTGCTGCCTGCTACCCTGCAGAATGCCTGATTAACTGGCGGTTTGCCTCTATTGGCGGCAAAAAGATGCTGGTGCTTGCTGTGTTGCGGGAGAGCGAGAACACCTCAGAAGACGAGTTCGGCCACGACTATAAGTCGGTGTATCGCGTACTGCGATTGACCGATGGCGTTTATTCTCAGGAGCTGCTGGACGAAACCGGCAAGACGATCATTGATCGATTTGAACCGCGGCAGTCTGGCGGCGCTACGTTCGATTATATCCCGCTTCACGGTGTGAGAGAGCTTGAAACAGCACCGCTTCAGCCGATTGCAGAATTAAACCTTGCGCACTACTGGAACACAGCTCGCCTTGAGGATCAGGTGGATGTTATCGGGTCGCCAAACCTGCACCTTGATATCGGCGAAACCACCGCAGAAGAGTGGAAA